GATTTTTGATACTCTTTATGATGAAACTACAGAACAAACTTCATGGGAAAAAAATGAATCTGGATTTGGTGTATCACTTAAAAAAATAGTTTCTGATTACAATTTAGAGAAAATTGATTTTCTAAAAATAGATTGTGAAGGTGGAGAATATGATTTCTTTACTGAAGAAAATTTTGATTGGATAACTAAAAATGTAAAGAAAATATCAGGGGAATGGCATTTTTATAGAGATCATACTCGGGCAAAATTTCATTGGTTTAGGAATCGTTATTTAAAATATTTTGATAATATCAAAGCATATTTTGTTGATAATGATGGAATTTTTCACGATATTACTAATGAGTTGTGGAATGATGATTTTTGTTACAAATATGGGTGGATAAACATTTATATTGATAATAGAAATACAAAAAATAAATTGAGTGGATTTCCTTCAGTTCATTTTTGTTCATTAACTGAATCTTCTGACCGAAGAGAAAATTTTATTAATCAATTTTCAAAATATAATATCACTCCAACTTCTCACATATTTGAAAAACATGAGAATACATTATATGGATTAACAGTATCTCATTTTGCGATGTTTTATGAATGGTATCATCAAACAAATGAACCTTATGCTATTTTTTGTGAAGATGATTTGTCATTAGAAACTGTTGAATATTGGAATTTTACTTGGAATGATTTCTTCAAAAAACTTCCTGAATTTTGGGACTGTGTGCAATTGTCTCTTCTATGTGAAGTAGATTCTGAACTTAATGATCTAAGGTTTAGACCAAGACTTTTTCAGCATTGGGGCACTCAAATTTACTTAATTAAAAGAGAGTATGTTAAAAAACTTTTAGATCGTCATCATTTTAATTATGAAGATAAAACTCTTGATTTTGTAGTTCATGGAAAATCATTTTTATCTCCTCGTGCAGAGCATATTATCTATGATGGTGGTTTAGGTGGATTTGTTTATACTTTTCCTTTATTTGTTGAGGATATTTATAAATTTGAATCAACTTTTGATGATAGTGAAAGAACAAATGAATACTGTGGGAAAAATTCTCATGATATAGTTTTAAAATGGTGGAAAGAAAACGGACCAACAGCAAATCTAGATGATTTGATGAAGAAGAAAAATAAAATTGTTGATTTTTGTTCTTTCTATGGTCCTTACGGAAGTGAAATGTTATTATTAAGATATCATATTCTTAAAGGATATGTTGATGAATTTGTTGTTTCAGAATCTCGTTATAGTCATACTGGTATTCCTGTGGAATTTGAATGCAACAAGAAAATTAAAGAGTGGGGACTTCCTGAAGAAAAATTTAAGGTTATAGAATTACATACTCCACCCGATGAAGAGTTGATAGTAGAGGAAATTGATGAACTAAATTGTATTGACTATAGAACTGGAGAAAAACAAGCATCAGAGAAATCTAAATTTGCGAGAGTTCGTGATAGACTATCTAAAGATGCTCTTCTTCATGTACTAGATGATTATGATGACGATACTATTTTTATTCATGGAGATATTGATGAAATTATAAATCCTTCATTTATTCCAAATATTGTTGATATTTTCATTAAAAACTTTCCAAACTGTTATTTTTATATTCCTTTAATTTATCTTGAAGGTAGAGCAGATCTTAGAGTTTATAACACTTATTGGGATTGTCCTGCTCCTTGGGATTGGGCGATGTTTATGTGCAATAAATACGTACTTAAACATGCAACGCCTGTTCAAATTAGATCTAACAAATTAATTCCTGAAGGACTGGGAACTTTTGCTCTTAATAATTTTTGGAGTGGTGAAAAATGGACTGATATGGGATGGCACTTCTCTTGGATGGGAGGAAAGGAATCTAGATTAGTTAAAAAACAATCTTGGGAACATCGTTATGATTCTTTTGATTGGTTGGTAACTAAAAAGTATGATGATAGTGATGAATTTTTACAGAGAGATTATCAAGAAGGTGATATTCCTCCTTGCGGTGATGTAAATTATATTCTCAAAAATTATTCAAAAGAAAATCTACCAGAACAAATCTTTGAATTACCTATAGTTGAAAAGTTCTTATTTCCAGAAAACAATAATAAAGAAAACACTATGTTTGAAAATTTAACAATTAAAAAAGAAGAACAAACTTTTAAGATTTCTCAAAATGTAAAACAATCTTGTTGGGTTGTGGACAACTTTTATGAAGATCCTGATGCAGTTAGAGAATTTGCTCTTAAACAGGACTATGTTGAAGGTGGTTTTGGTAGAGGATTTATTGGAAGAAGAACTGAAAAGCAATTTTTATTTCCAGGATTGAAAGAAAAATTTGAATCAATTATGGGAATGAAAATCACAAATTGGGTAGAACATGGAATGAATGGAAGATTTCAAAATTGCCATTCTGGAGAACCATTAGTTTATCATTGTGATAGTCAACAATGGGGAGGTATGTTATACTTAACTCCTGATGCTCCTTATCAGTGCGGAACTACTTTGTATGCACATAAGAAAACAAGAGCAAGAACTTATTATGATCAAGGGTGGGATTCTTCTTGGGCAAACATTCCTGGTGATCCACACCTAGATGGAACTCCTTTTGAACCAGTTGATGTTGTTGGAAATGTTTATAATCGTCTTATGATTTTTGATGCAAGTTGTATTCACTCTGCATCAGAGTATTTTGGAACGGTAATGGAAAATTCTAGACTATGGCAAATGTTTTTCTTTGATACTGAAGGATGGGAATCACCTTTAGTATTCTAATTTAATTAAATCAATAAATATCATTTTATAAAAACTTTGTAAACTATAATAAACAATTATGAATTTCACAGTCTATTCAAAAGAAAATTGTCCATATTGCTATAAAGTAAAACAAGTATTAGAGTTGACAGGAAGTAACTTTGTAGTGTATAATCTTGATGAACACTTCACTAAAGATGAGTTTTATGCTGAATTTGGTGAAGGATCTACGTTTCCTCAAGTCATCTGTGATGACAAAAAACTTGGCGGATGTAGTAATACTGTCAAATACCTGAAAGAAAATCAAATTGTCTGATACAAACATAAATAACTCAGACCACAAGAATCGTGGCGTTGATTTCATTCTTAATGGAGGTAAAAGAAAGCAGACCCAACCATTCCATCTCATATTTGAGAAGATAGTTTGCTTTCTTAATCGGGAGGTAACTATCTATTTTGAATTTTCCTTTAAATCAAGGAAGAAAAAAGTAGTTTCCCGGAGAAAAAGAAATGTTAGCAGTTAGTTTAGTTCTAGGTTCATTTCTAATCATATTGTTTCTTATAGTGGGACTTGTGGCAGGATGGGTTTCTAGAGAATATATGATGAATTATCAGGACAAACCAAAACTTCATCCAGAATTTTTTGATGATAATGGTAATGTGATACCAGATGAAGTTTTAGCAATAAGTTTTAATCCTGATTATTTTGATATTGATGAAGATGAAGACGACGACGAAGAATAACTAAATATTTTTTAAATTATTTTACATATTGTTTTTTATGACTACGACATCACAAAAAAAGGCCACAACTAAACCAAAAGCAACCACAGTAAAAGTTGTTGATAAATCAATTAAAGAATTGCCTGTAAATCCATTTGCCTTTGAAGTTTTTCAACTTATATCATCTCAAAGGTCAAATGCCAAAAAAATTGAAGTTCTTAAAAAGTATAGAGATCCTTCTCTTGTAACATTATTTGTTTGGAATTTTGATGAAACTGTAATTTCTGTTCTTCCTCCTGGAGAAGTTCCTTATGCAAGTGTTGGAGAGCAGAATTCTTTTAGTGGTACGGTAAGTGAACAGATTGAAGATGCAGTTTCTAAAATGGGAGAACTTGGTTCTAACTCTTTAGGATCTCAAGATCAAGGAAGATCTTCAATTCGTAAAGAGTATCAAAAATTTTATAATTTTGTTAAAGGTGGTAATGATGGACTAAGTTCTCTTCGTAGAGAAACAATGTTTATTAACATTCTTCAAGGTCTTCATCCACTTGAAGCAGAGATTCTTTGCCTTGTAAAAGATAAAAAACTTGAAACAAAATATAAGATTACAAAGGAAATTGTCGCTGAGGCATATCCTGATATTCACTGGGGAGGTCGTTCGTGAGTAAACTTCATGATGTAATTGAAAAAGCACAAGGTACAGAAAAGCATATGGATTCCTGGACACCCACAGAAAAAGAAAACTGCAAGTCACGCTACGGATGTGAGATTCTGATTCAAGATGGGTCTTATGCTGAAGTATGCACTAAGAATGCTCCAAATGATGCTTATATTGTTAAGTATATGATTGATGATAAGATTCGCTTTGACCTTACTCGTGGTGGAAGAATTAAATTATTCGATATGTATTGGGATAAGTTTCGTGAAAATCTAAAGAGTATTGAGTTTGGATACGGAAGAGTCAGTCCAAAACTCTGGGGTTATAAGTCACCCGAAAAGAAAAAGCGAAAGTGATTTCAAAAATGCTGGGAAAAAATCCCGGCAATTTTTTTGCCCCTTAAGATTTTTAAAAATTGTAACAAAAGTTACAGGATAAGATTGCTATATACGATGAAAGGAAGTATAATACTTCTATCGTTCATCTGGAAAACCAGACGGAAGTAAGCCGACGCGGAACGGATCGTTCATTCGCTATTCGCAAATAGCGAACGCAAACGCCGACTGAAGGAACGCTCTTTAACCTAAAAAACTAAGGAGAAAACCTAATGTCTAAAGTCGTATACAGAGGCGTAGAGTATGATACTCAGAAGCGTCTGGAGTATCAACAGCAAATGATGCAACAACCCCAACAGTATAACGAAACCTATCGTGGTGTTAAGTTTACTAAGGAGGGTCATAAGTGATGAAAAAACTCAATGTACTTCAACTCATCAAAGAGCAAAAGCAGAAAGAGAATCGTCGTCATCAAGCACTACTTGTAAACGCAGGAGCAAAGTGATGCTAGTAATCGCACAAATTACAGTTGCGTCTGCTACCTTTATTACTTTACTTTCATTGTATATTCAGTGGTTGTCTAAGTAATTAAAAACTCTGGGGGGATTGATTCCCCCCTTTTTTTATGCTAAAATTCTGAGAGAGAATGGTATCTTATGGACAAAGAAAAACTAAAACTCATCGTCCGTAATCTTGAACTGTTGGTTGATTCTCTGAAAGCAGAAGTATATTCTGATGTTTCTGCTTACAAACATATAGAATCAGACGTGAGAAAAAGACCACTTTTAGATTACGACGAAATATTTGAGGATTCTGATTTAGATGACTGAAACATCAAGGGCAAAACAACTTGTAAAACTTCTTGAAAGGTTAATTAAACAAGACCATCTTTATAATGATGACAAAATTCAGGAAATGAAAGTACAACTCCGTGCTGTAAAAGAACAAATCAAAGAGTTAGAAGACCAAACATCAAAAGGATTTGGAAAGAAATGAAACCTATTAAAGCAAAAGACCTTCTTGAACTGGATAAAAGACTTGAAGTTGTTAAACTTCAGGGATATCCAATCCCAGAACAAGTTATTTGGCAAGCAGGAAAGGGCGATTATTCTGAAGTTCCAATTCATAATGTTCCAGTTCCCAACCATCATGAATGTGGTCAGTGGATTGTTGAGCAATTGCTAGCTAATGAGAGGGGGCATTGGGGTCCAATAGAGCATCCTGGTATTACTTTTTCTTGTGCTGGATTTGTTCATAATGTTATCGTTCAGGCAAGAACTCACCGTATTGGAACCAGTTGGGATGTCCAGTCTCAGCGTTATACAGGAAAGCGTGTTCTCAAAGTTGCCAAGCGTGAACTTGATGTTGAAGAAGTATTCTATGTGCGCCCTGAGGGGTTCTACACTAACCGTAAGGGTAAGAAGTATGAATGGACAGAAGAGCACCGACAACGCAAGTTAGAGCGCATTCTGAGTGAGTGTGAGGAGTATGCTGAGTATTATGAGCAAGGTATGTGTGAAGAGCACATTCGTGATTATCTTCCTCAGGCAATTCGTCAAAACTTTGTAGTCTCATTTAATCTTCGTTCAGTTCTTCACTTTATGGATCTTCGTTCCAAACTTGATGCTCAAATTGAAATTCAAGCACTTTGCGATGCAATTGCTCCTGAACTTCAAAAATGGTCTCCTAATGTTTGGAGGTATTATGAAGAAAAGAGACTACACCGTGCTCGTTTGAGTCCCTAATAAATATTTTTATCTTGAATTTGTAACTTTATGGCGACATATCCTGTTATTCATACAAAAACTGGTGAACAGAAAGAAGTGGAAATGAGTATCCACGACTGGGATCAGTGGAAAAAAGACAATCCCGAATGGATCCGCGACTGGTCTGATCCTTCTACTTGCCCATCTCCAGGAGAGGTGGGAGAATGGAGGGATAAACTGATTAATCGCAATCCTGGATGGAATGAAGTTTTAGATCGTGCAAGTAAAGCACCAAAGTCAACTGTAAAGAAACTCTAATATGGCAAGAAGAAAAAGAGCAGAGCAACCAATCGGGGTTGGTCTTACTACTCGTCAAATGAAGCGCAAAAAACCACTGAGTTCAGAATATCTTGTAGATATTGAACCTCTTACAGACAACCAAAGAAAGTTATTTGATTCTTACAAAGAGCAAAAGCACTTGGTTGCCTATGGTTGTGCTGGAACTGGTAAGACTTTTATCACACTCTTTAATGCCATTAAAGATGTATTAGATGAAAGAAGTCCATACGAAAGAGTTTATATTGTCCGCTCACTAGTTGCTACTCGTGAAATTGGATTTTTGCCTGGAAGTCACGATGATAAGGCAGACATTTACCAAATTCCTTATAAGAATATGGTGAAGTATATGTTTCAGATGCCTTCTGATGCAGACTTTGAAATGCTTTATGGAAATCTAAAGTCACAAGAAACAATCAAGTTTTGGTCTACTTCATTCCTTCGTGGCACAACTCTTGATAATGCTATTATTATTGTAGACGAGTTTCAGAA